CTGATAATTATATTGATTGGACTAGTTTAAGTGTAGTCTATCTAGACAGTGTCAGTTGGACCAGCCGTTCAGTGCCAATTGGTACAGACAATCCTATCGATGTTGCTACAATGACATTTAAACTACCAGTGTGGATTACTCCACCAGCTAAAGTTAAGAAGCTTGGTGTTATTCAGAAAATTATCGCCAGCATACATGATGGTGATGGTAATCTCAGCGACAGTGTATATTCTGATGCTAACCTATTAGTTCAAAGACAGTATTTTACACCATTGAATTACGGTGTGTTATTAATTGGTAATACTCTAACATTATTAAAAGTACAAGACGTAGAGGATCCTAGAGACATTGGTGGGGAAGACATTACATCAACTCCAGTTAAAGTTGGCACTCCTGATGCATGGGAAAATTTTGTTAATATCTATGGTACGCTATCTAATGGTGTGAGCCAAGTTAGATTGTTACAACCAGATGGTGTTACTGAGGTTATTGGCACTGTTAGTTATCATCCGACTGACCCTACACTGTTGATTTATAATGTCAACATTGATACTACTCCTACCAACACTCTTACTCCGATAAATGCTATCATCGATCCAACTAAAGTTACCATTGATGCTAACATAACTAACCCGGCAACTAATACCAGATATTTAATATTAAAAGACATTGGTAGTTATAATAATAGTCCAGGTAATGGTCCTAGCATCTGGCGTGGATCAGATGGACAAGATCTAGTAGCACACGCTAATGATATAATCCAATGGAACGGCACACATTGGACTGTGGCATTTGACAGCCAATCAGATACCACGTTACAATATGTAAGTAATTTAACCACAGGAACTCAATATAAATGGAATCTCAATCAGTGGGTCAAGAGCTGGGAAGGCGAATACAAAGCCGGACTATGGACCTTAGTCATATAGAAGGAGTTGGTACTTTCATCTACAGTGTTTCTACCAAGAGGTATCTATTTCTGTTGCGTGATGGCGACAAATATAGTGGTACTTGGGGCCTAGCTGGCGGCAAAATTGATAGTGGTGAAAATTTATTAACCAGTCTCTATAGAGAACTAACAGAAGAATTAGGTTATAATTTCCACAATGTCAAAGTCATTCCTATAGAAAAATTTACCAGCGATAATGGTAAGTTTTCATATAATACTTTCTTAATTCCAGTAGACGATGAATTCACACCAAAATTAAATTACGAACATCGTGGTCATTGTTGGGTGCATCTTGAAGATCATCCTAAACCTCTACACCCAGGGGTTTGGCGAACTATTAATTTTGATGCGGTTAGTAAAAAAATCAAGACTTTAGAAACAGTATTATAAGTCGGCTTCTAATACGAAATCTCTGAAACTAATTTGTCGGAAATTAGAAAAAGGTTTTAGAGCATCAGGCACAGTGCTACGACCAGCCGGTGTCACCCAAACCCAATCTACATCATAGTATACACTAAATAGTCTTGCACGATTTTCTATCCATTTATCACTGCTAAGATCATCAACCGTTGAAGGATCATATCCATTGGTATCAGCATAGATATTTGAATTAGTTCCTGGTGTATCGTGGCCATCAAATCCCAATAGATAAATCTTTTTATGGCCATCAAATGCTGCTAGATAGGCTGCTGTTGTTCCTGAATCAGCATATGGATCGTGTGGTATTAGATAAAATTTATTAGGATATTCTAATAAATGTATGGCATTGGTATAAATGATATTCGTATAAGGATAATTGCTAAGAGCTATTTCTCTTATAAAATCATTTGATCCTTGTGCTACTAGAAAGTCAGGAGTAAAATCTCTATAGAGTGCATTACAACCATAGGTTTGAATAGTGGTCGCACCTAATAGTCCACTGGCATGTTTTAATGCTTTCATGTCAAAATCAAGTCTTGTTGGGCCATTACCAATCACCACAGCACGATTTGATATTTGATTATTAACTATGGCATTAGTCACAGTTTCTGTGGTATCTTTCCAAACGTGATTTTCATGTACACGCTCGACGATGATATCTTCGCCTGTATAGTCCTTGCGATAGACTTTATTGAGATTCAGCATTTTTTATCCGTTATGTTATACTATGTAAGTACCAAACGCTTTAACATTGGCCTGTGCTATAGTTGATGTGTAGTAAACTCTCACGTTGCCACTGACTACATTAGCACTAATAGAACCAAAGTTTGTGCCATTATTAACAATACCAAACGTACTGATATAAGCATTGCCTGCTCCATCAGTTATCACATGTGCTTCGTATGTTTCAAAGTTAGTTGAGCCAACTTTAGCTTGGATCGTGTACTTACCAGTGGTGTAACTGGATTGACTAAATGTGTCAATCACGTATGGAGTCGCTGTTGCAGGAATGTTAACTGCTGTCTGATTATAAGTTACATGATTACCATTTAAGAAGTTAAAATTACCGTTCGTATCAAGTAATACTTGTTCAATTGTACTACTTGTACCTGACCACATGCTTGCGCCAGTATTGTCAGCGATAAATTGGTTTATACCATTACCACTAGAAAGTGTAGTGATTGTGGTTGTAGTTGTAAATATCCTAACGTCAATTACATCGTTGATCGCCGGAGCTTCTGTAAATGTTAATGTAGCACCACTGACTGAATAAGCTAGTACTGGGAATTGTATCACACCGTTGATGCTTACCAATGTACTTGCTGTAGTTGCATTACTTTGTATAGTGAATGTTGCGTTAACACCGTCAACATTACCGTATGCTGTGGTTCCTGCAAATTGTCTATCACTGATAACTGTAAATGCAGAACCTGCTACTTGCCAAGTGTTATTTACATAGTATTCCATCTGGTTAGTAGTTGAGTTCATGCGCAACATACCAGTTTGGTCAACGTTACCTTGGTTACTTGGTCGTTGTGCTGTAGTACCAACTGGAAGTATGATTGCATCTGTGCTGCGAACCACAAACGATGCGCCAATTGGTGTAGTAACATTACTACCACCAGCTGGGCCATTAACTACTAGTGTTTGGTATCTAGGATCAAAATAAACGCTTGAGGCATTGGCTACAGAACCAATGGTAAAGTTTTGTACTGCACCGGCACCTCCTGAAATCCAAACATTGCCACCAATACCTAAACCACCCACTACTGTTAATGCACCAGTGGCTGAGCTGGTCGATGCTGTTGCTAGTTTAATAGTTAAGTTAGCATTAGCTTGGCTTATACGTGCTACTTCGTTAGATGCTTGTGTACCACCAGTGTGGAATACGATATCATTATTAGTAGCAGTACCTAAGACTAGATTACCACCTCCTGTAACAGCATTACCATAAACATATAAGTAACCATCATTGGCTTTAGTTACGCCATATGCTGATTGATTGTACGTACTGCTGTTCATACCTAGGTCAATATAGGTATCGTTATTAGATCCATTATCAGCAGTGGCAATAAAGTCTGAGCTGGCATTATTACCGGCATTGATATTTTGTGAGTTAACCTGTGCGAAGTTATTGGTATTAGTAAAGAACTGTGCTGATGAGTTTGGGAAGTTTGCAACATTACCAATGTCAGCACCAACAACGATCTGTGAGCCACTGATAACATTCAAGTTACCGCTCAGACCAAAGCCACCATATACTTGTAGCGCACCTGATTGATATGTTGTTGATGTTACGTTAGCAGTATTACCAAATAAGATTAAATTACCTGCTTGTATCGTACCGTAGTTACCAGTAACTTGTCCTACGTTTGAAGCTGTAGCTGCTGATAATACAGTAAAGTACCCGCTAGAATTTTTACGTCCAAAGAATAAACTAGTATCACCTGACACATAGTAGTGAGACATGATACCAACATCAGTAGTTGTAACACCGCTGAGTGGAGCACCATTAGGTCCAGTGTTGATATTAACTAAAGCATCCTCAGTAGCAAGGTTTTGGCTGTTGATGTATGTCACATTACCGTTAACTGTCAAATTACCGTTGATTACAGCATTCTGGCCAACATATAAATTGCCACCAATGCCGGCACCACCTGCTACTACTACAGCACCAGATCCTGATGATGTGCTGTTAGTTGTTGAGTTAAATGTCGTAGTACCTGAACTAGCACCTACACTTAAAGTAGTAGCCGCACCAGCAAAGTTAATTGTAGTCGCTGTGCTGTTGAGTAATGAAAATGTACCTTGGCCTGTTGTTAATGCAGTACCATTAGGTAAACTTAGGGTTTGATTATTAACTGTTGCCGTTCCGGTCGCAGCACCTAAATTTAATGATGTGGCAGCACCAAATGCATTGACTGTCGTAGCTGTTGTATTAAACACGTTTTGCGTAGTGTTAAAACCAACTAGCGTACCTGGATTTAAAGTAAATGTAGCACCTGTTGTTGCTCCAGTGGTTACAGAAGTAGCAGTCGCATATTCAACCACTGTGGTCGCTGATTGATTAACTAGATTAAATGTTGATGCTGTGGTTGTGATATTACCATAGTTGACTGCAAGATTGCCTGATGCAGTGACATTACGTACTGTTTGGTCATATTGTACTACTAAATTACCTAGACGTACATTACCAAGGCTGGTTTGGTTGATGTTACCGTAGGTAGTACCAGTTTCTGTTGTGTTTACAAAACGGAATTCTTGGTTAAATTCATTCCAGATAAATGCGGTATTAAGTCCAGAACCTCTATTGAATAACAAACCTTCATCATAGGTATTAGTACTAGATAAACCGTTGTTTAAGGTAATTAAAGGATCGTTAACGTAAGTATTAGTTGATGCAATAGTAGTCTGTGTACTATTACCTAAAACAACTAGGTTACCTGTGATTAAAAAGTCACCTGGTACAGTAACGTTGCTGGCAAACAGTGTTCCTGTGATAGATCCGTCTGCGATCTTTTGGCTAGCAATGATAGTCTTGCTATAGATCTGATTATTCAGTATTCTGGTTAATGCTGACATGGATAAAGCTCCGCAATTATAATTATATTACACTGTGATTACAGCCTGCGGTTCCATATTCCCCTGGGGCGTTGACGTGTGTTTAGTAGTATTTATGCGGAACGTAAAAAATTTAAGGGGTATTAAGACAGTGTTCCTAGCACGTTAAACACCGAGCCAGATTGTATGGTATCACTACCATATCCGCCCCATAAATAGACACTTAAACTGACAT